CGTAGCCCCACCCTCTGCTCCAGTGCCGAGAAGCACACCAGAGCAAATTAAACCGACTGGAGTGGAAGTAGTTGACCAACTCCGAGCTCTCGGCTTTCAACTTTAAATTAAACTAAGGAAGTTAATAATGGCACGTACATTATCTAAAACAGACGCATCTACAGCAAAGTCTACACCACCGAAGACAGGGAAGGACGCCGTAATCCAGCGTATGAATAACACTATTAAAGATCTTGCAAAGTTTATGGATAAGCAAGGGATTCGCTCGATTGTAAATCAAGGTTTACGAATTTCTGATAAAGATGTCGAAATGGCTAAAAAGAGTATTAAAAAAGACCCACCAAACTATAAAGGTAAAGCCTACGGCGGCCAAACCAAAAAGATGGCAACGGGCGGCAAGACCACAAAGGGCCGTTCTAAGATGATGATGGGTGGCAAGCCGATGGCTAAAGACCCAAAGACCGGTAAAATGATGTACGGCGGGAAGGCAAGGAAGAAGTAGGATGGGAAAAGAATACTACGCAAAAGGCGCTAGCCCACGCAAGGCGGACAAAGCGGCCGAGACGTCAATGGAAGAGACTGTCGAGGGATTGAAACAGGGTCTCGCCATTACAGCGGCAGGACTAGGTATAGGCGCGGCGGCGGCTGGTATCAAGACTTTGCGCGACAGGGAAAAATCTAAAGAGCTTAGAAGGTGGGCTAATAAACCCTTCAATCGAATTAAGATTAAAGAGCCCCACAATTTCTAATAATAACAAAGACACACATCAAGATTTGCCCCGGCTTACCGCCGGGGTTTTTTTATGTGCGCTCTTCCTTGATCTTATCCTGTAAAGTACGGAAGTAATGCCTCACGATGTTACCAATCTTGTAAGGGTAGCTGGGGTCTCCAAGGTTACGTAGAACTCTTTCAAGACCTATCGTATCCACGCAGTCTAGGTTAAACTCGACGTTTCCATCACGGTTAAGTTCGATTTTAAAATTTAGTAATTCTGCTTTTTGTTCTGCCATAGGTTTTTACACAAGTCATAAGGTTGTTACATGGGTGACCTAACGGCCACCCTCCCGGTCCCAATCGTATGGCTTCCTGTGTCTGAGCCTATTTCGTAAATCATATATCATTTTGTGTGCGTCTTCAAGGACTTTTTTGTCCCCGATCATAGGATTTAACTCACAGGCTTCAATCTGTAACTTCAACCTATTTAACATGGTCTGCACTCGTGCGTCTGTCATGCGGCCTCCCAACCAAAGTCACCTGCCATCCCATTCGCATTGTAGTCCGTCACAGTCCCCTCAAAGAAGTTCTTGTGACTCGCCCCATTAATAATCCAATCGAGCCACTCTACGGGGTTCTCCTTGACCTTCCAGTTACCCTTCAGGCCGAGCATGATCAAACGACGGTCAGCTAGGTATCGGATGTATTGCTTAATTTCTTCCGCACTGACTCCTTCAATTGAACCCATTTCGTACGCATTGTCGATAACTTTGTCTTCAAGTGCGACACCAACTCGGAACATGTCGTAGATATCTTTCTTGAAATCGTCCGTAACAATTCTCGGATGTTCATCACAAAACTCCCTAAATAATTTAACCATACCTTCACAGTGCATACTCTCATCTCGTATGCTCCATTCTACAATCTCACACATGCCGCGCATCTTACCAAATCTCTGGTAGTTGAGTAGCATAGCGAACGCACTGAAGAGACTCATCCCTTCATTCATCACGGAACGCGCAATAGACTTTGCGATCCCAGCGTGGGAGTGCATATCGATATCCCCCATGAATTCAACTTTGTCTGCCATCGCTTTATACTCACGAAACGCAGAAAACTCAGACTCAGGCAACCCCAAGGTGTCGTTGAGCAACGCATAGCTACGCTGGTGGACAAACTCCCGGTTTGCAAATGACGTGAGCATTGCTCTTATCTCGTTGTTCTTGAGCTTCGGGATGTAGTACTCAAGGTAGTTTGTTCCTACCTGTACATCAGACTGCGTGAACAACTTGAGGATCTGAGTGATGTGGTGCTTCTCCTGTGCCGAGAGCTTGCCGCCCTGCCACTGTGCCACATCCTCTTGCAGTTTTGCCTCCCATTCTCCCCAGTGAACCTTCTCATGAGAAACTGCATACTCCACAGCCCAAGGGTATTTGAATGGTTTGTAAACCTTTGATTCTTCTAATAAAGACATCGTAAGTCCTTTGTTTTATTTGTTGGAAAAAAAGGGCCCCGAAGGGCCCACAAACGCCGGGGATCAATCCGGCTAGGGGAGAAAACTTATGTCCCATTACCTATGTTAGCCCGGTCCGTATCGAGAGTCAATGACTTCGCTCCACAAAGTTTCGATAGGGTGTAGACCGACACTCTCAACCACTTTTCGTGAGCCGTATCCGTAGTCCCTGTCTTGGGCGACAGACTCAAAGTTACTCTTGTCAATCCAACCAAGAATGTCAACGACATTATCGACGTCGGTTAAAGCGACGAGGATAGAAATGTCAGCCTTGAAACTATCAAACGAATCGAATATGAGGTCGCCATCTGGCTTCTTCGTCAGCTTCACGTCAACTGACAAGTCGTCTATCCAGAGGTCTACGCCACCATCTGTCACAACATTCAGTGTAGGCAAGTCACAACCAAAGATTTTCGCAACAGCATACTCTGCACGGAACCCCTGTACATTTGATAGCACCCGGTTTTCATCAGGGGTGTCAAGTCGGGGTGATAGGTTTTGAATCTTACAGATCTTAACGGTGTCTTGTCCTAGAATTTGACACTCGTGCATTTCTCTAGATGACAGTTTAATTTTCACGTTAGTCGTCCTGTTCGTCCATTCGTTTCAGTTTAAGCTCTAATTGTAGTAGTTTCCAGTTAAGGTCATCAGCCTTGTCAAATTTTCTCTTGACCGAAGCTTTCAAGATCCGGTGGTACGTTTTTAGCATTTTCTTCCGTAGGCTTTTCATTGTTAAATATCCTATCCCAGTTATTTTCGTACTTACTCCTGTCATACGGACGGCGAGCATCACCTTTACCCGTGTGAGTCCTCGTCATCGTCCTCCATCTTTTGTCCGCTTTCGTGCTCATCCGCATCTCCACTTAGTTGTTCGTACATATCCATCATCCCACTAAAACACATAGGGCAGAGGGAAAAGGGAATAATACCGATGTATCCTTGTATACCTCCCTCCGACTCCATATCAAAATCACAGTGACAAATACTACAGATATTATCTGGTTCTAACCGTGACACGACAGGCACTCCTCCGCGTCTTGTAAAGCCACTCTTTCAACTGCGACTCCAACCTTGTCCGCCTCGATACCCGCATCTGTGCGGAGGTAATAAAGGGATTTGAGTTTAGACTTCCACGCTCGAAGATGTACCGAGTTAACATAAGATGCCGGCGAACCCGCAGGGAAGAACAGATTGACTGACTGAGCTTGACAGATGTAGGGTTGTCGATCAGCCGCGTGGTCAACGACGGCTCCTTGATCGATTTCATATGCAGTTTTAAAAACATCCCTCTGTTCGTCCGACAAGAACTCCAAGTGCTGAACAGACCCTTGAGCATTAACGATTGACTTCCACGTTTCTTGAGTGTTTTGTCCAATAGCATCTAGGACCTCCTCGAGGTGCGGGTTCTTAACGAGATGAGCACCCGCACGAGTACGATGGGTATAAGCATTAGACTTAATAGGCTCAATGCTAGCACTACACCCACAGAGAATAGAACTGTTAGCGTTTGGAGCGATAGCGAGAAGGTGAGCGTTCCGACGTCCCGTACCAACCATGTCAGGAGCCTCACCCTTCTCTTTGCCAAGACGCAAACTTTCCGCGTGAGCCTGTGCGTGTATGTCGGCAAATATCCGTTGGTTCGCAAACTTCGCGCTAATGCTGTTCCACGGGATCTCATTCTGCTGTAAATACCCATGCCAACCCATCGCTCCTAGGCCGATAGACCTTTCTCTTTTAGCTGAGTAGACAGCTTTTCCCAGTTCTCTTGGTGCATTTTTGATAAAGAATTCAAGGACGTTGTCCAAGAATCGAACCAAGTCTCCAACCATTCCTGATCCTTTCCACTCGTCGTACTTTTCGAGGTTGACCGAGCTAAGGCAACAGACTGCTGTGCGTTTTTCAGATGTAGGGAGAGTGATTTCAGAGCATAGGTTAGACCCTCTAACTGCGAGTCCAAGTGCTTTCTGAGAATCTGGTAACCTTCGGTTGGATTCGTCGATGAAGTGTAAGTAAGGTGAGCCAGTTCTGAAGCGAGCTTCAAGTATTCTTTCCCACAAGTCTCTAGCTGGGATCGAATCTCTGACATCTCCGTCATTAGGGTCTCGTAATTGCCATTCTGTTCCATGTTCTACTGCCTCCATAAAAGCATCTGTAATGTTAACGGCGTTGAACAGGTTAAAACATTTCCTGTTGGTATCGCCAGTGGGTACTTTAAAGTTAATAAATTCGATGATGTCTGGGTGAGACACATCCATATAAGCCGCATAACTTCCCTTACGGGTGCGGCCCTGTTTCCACGCAGTCATCCCTGAGTCGACGACTTTCATGAATGGAATAGGTCCGGGTGCTTTATCTGAGATACCCCGTACGTCAGACCAGTGTCCTCCGACACCTCCTCCTTTTACGGAGAGCCAAGCAACTTCAGCATTATGGCTGATGAGAGACTCAAGATTGTCACCAACATAAGTGAGAAAGCAAGAGATCGGCAATCCTTTTGGCTCAACTCCGTCAAGCGGTGCGTTTGAAAGCACAGGACTAGCGAACATAAACCAACGCTTAGAAGCGTAA